AGGTGATGCAATGGACAGAATGTACTTGGCTTGTGCAACGGATTTGAACTTACCGTTATTGTTCTTGGCAAGACTGAAAAGCGACTTTGAAATACTCATAAGCTAATCTCCTGAAAAGGTGAGAGGGTTTCCCCTCACCACAACTATATCTTACCAAATTGGTGCTTTGGTGTCAAGAATTAAATTTCTCTAATTAAAAAAACTCGCTGTTTCTGGAAAAAATCCAAGCAAACAAATCAGAGATACACAAAATATGAAATCGAACTCACAAAGATGCTCAATCGCTTTTTCCCATTTTTCATAAACTTCACATCAAACCAAGCAATCGCCAATGTGACGTTGATCAATGTGAATGCAGTCAACAGTAAACCTATAATTGTCATTACATAAACCCTTGCATGATTAAAACTTTTCGATGAAATGTACCAAGCCCACGGAGGGAGACAATACAAAAGAATGTACTCCAAAATCCTTTGGATATTACTACTCCGGCCATCCATATCAATGCCATAATTATTTGAGCTATGTATCTCATAATTTAACTAACCTTTGGTGAAATTTCTGAATCGGTTACGACAGCTTCACCATATGGATGATAGTCTATAAACCAACTTGCGGCTAGGAAAGCCAGCCATTTATACCGATACGGGCCTTTTTCTAACATAACTTGATCTTTGGTATCCCTGTAAAGCATGTATATAGTATTTTTTTCTTCATCATTTTATGCACCGCTTTCGAACTTCCTATAATCAATGACTGATTTGATGTGAAATCCTCGATTAGAAATGTCTTTCACAGTTCTTTCAAGGTAGTTCACAATTTGTTTTTGTACCTCTAGCAGTTCAGAAGCGTATCCTAATCTTTTGTCGGCTGCAAGATACTTGTCAATATCACCTTTGAGAACCTTTTCGTTAAAGACTCCAAACTTTGTGTAATATTGATCTGTCTGCTTCCCGTTGAAATATTTCCATCGTTCAAGATAGACACGTTTTTGAATCTGTTGGTATTTTATCAGGGACATAGACTCGTTGGCGAACATTACAGAATATTTCTGATGAAGCTTTGGTGTTCTAATAGCTTCACCGTCAATATCAAATTCGTCAATCTCTACATCTTTTCCTGCAAGCTGAACCAGTTCAACAAAACTATTTTTCTGCTTTGTCGATGAGGTCTTCTAAATCACTATTATGATCCGTACTCAATTGTTTCACCTGTGATTACATTGTTTATAGTGTAGTGAGTGTACACGAATGTCGCAGAAGATGCAAGTGTTGTTTCGTCACCAACAATATCATATTCAATGTCGCCAATATCTGTTACGTGAGCGTTGTTGTAACGGATTCTGAGCGTTGGCGCGTTGCTTCTGTCTAAGACGGTCAGTTCTACATATGACGTTAGATCGTTGCCCTGTGAGTCTTTGACGCCGCGAGAGAGTGCAAACATCCATTTGTTCAGTGTAACCCATTGTGAAAGATTTTCGTCTAGCAAGAATCGAAGGCTTAGATCACCAAACTCAACCTTGTCACCGGGAAAAGGAATGTTTGAAAAACGTGCTGGCATTTCCGCTGGTGATAGAGAAGCACTACCCATGTTTGTACCTTGAATCGTGTACGTGATATCTCTATCATACCCAAGTACAGCGATAAACGAGGTTGATTTTGCTGTGTTAATAGCCTTTGTAGTCATTTGTTTTTACCCTGCATCATTGGTTCCTGTATACAGGGTATTTATCTTATTCTTCCTCGTCGCTATCTCGAATAACAGTTATTCTAACTAAAAAATTCTTCAAACTTTGTAAAAGCATCAACTCTACTAGAGCTTACGCCTTTATACTCTTCCATTTCTCTAAGTTCTTCCTCTACGCAAGCGATTAACCTTTCTGTTTGGTGATCTGTCAACATTTGCAATACGCCTTATTTTATGAAACTATCATGAAGATTACCATAAATAGTCAACAGGAGCAACCTATGAAGCCATTTTAAAGAATTTTATCACAGAACAGTTTTATGATAGCTAGAATTAATATGCCTCAGATTGATGACGTTTCTAAATTCACGGAATGGCTAACAGAGAGTATGGGTGTGGGTAGCTGGGCTTATATGGGATTGGTCGATTATTTCAAACCGTTGCAAGCGGAAGGGTTTGACGAGGACAAGATAAGAAATATTTGTATGGATATGAGAAAAGACCCTGATTCAATACCTTCTATGAATCCGATTATCATAAGTGAGGATGGGTACGTTGTTGACGGACATCACAGGTACTTTGCCGCTATTAGAGAGCAAGTTAAAATACCCTATATAGTAGTAGACACAACCGCTAACAAACTATTAAAATTGGCTTATGAATATGTCGCAACCTCAGATTATAATCCAGAAGATTAACGAATCCTATGTCAAGATTTCTTGTGTTGAACAATACATGGAAATGGAGATTCAGGATAAGTTCAGTTTTGAGGTTCCTAACGCTAAACACGACCCGCGTGTGAAAGCAGGACGTTGGGATGGGTACAAACGGCTCTACAACCGCCGTAACAAGACGTTTCCTGTAGGCTTGGTGTTGGCACTACTAAGGTTTGTAAAGGGGCAGGGATACAGCTACAAGGTTGATCCTGAGCTTATTCCACAGACTGATCTTACTCGTGAAGATATTGAACACGTAATGACTACGGTGATTGATCCGCATAGCAAAGGTAAGCCAATTACACCACACGAACACCAGTACGATGCTCTTATGCATATGTTTGGCATGGGACGCAGTTTATGTTTGTCATCTACAAGTAGTGGTAAGTCCCTTATCATTTACAGCGCCTTGCGTATGTTGCAACTACTCCCAGAAATGGAAGATAAGAAATTCTTTGTCGTGGTTCCCTCTGGAAATCTAGTTGAGCAGATGTACAATGATTTTGAAAATTATGCTACGGGTTCCTCTGTTAAGTGGAATGTTGGAACACATTGTCAGAAAATCAACAAAGACTATAAAAAATATATTGATAGACAGATTGTTATTACTACATGGCAATCCATGGCAAAGCTACCACCTTATTCCTTTGATGATATGAAATCTATCTTTGTTGATGAAGTTCATGGTGCATCAGCTTCTGTTTTGGGTGGTATAGTGGATAGATCAATCAATTGCCCTATGAAGCATGGTTTGACCGGTTCGCTTGATGGGTTTGAATCAAACGAAATGTTTTATTGAAGGTTTGTTTGGCCCGCGCAAGATCATCATGACAGCAAAAGAAAGCATTGATAAAGGTGTTGCAGCCCCTATTGATGTGAAAGTGTTGTTGTTGAAGTATAGCCAAGAATTCAAGGACGATCTTGCGTCTACCGTATTCACCAAAGAAGATGGGAACAAACGAAACCCTAAAGACTGGTATCGTGTTGAAAAAGAATTTATCTATTCTCTACCTGAAAGGAAAAAGTTTCTTGTCAATCTGATTCTGTCCCTGAAAGGAAATACGCTTGTTCTGTTTGACTCAATTGACATATACCAGACACCTGTATATGAGATGTTGAAAGAGAAGCATGATAATGTGTTTGTGATTAATGGTGAAGTCAGCAACAAAGAACGTGACGTTATCAAGGCTAAGATCGAGGCTGGTGAGAGTGTGATAACCTGTGCCACATTTGGAACTATGGCTGTAGGTATTTCTATCAATAAGCTTCACAACATGGTTCTTGCATCTTCCACAAAATCCATGATCAGGATCATTCAGTCTATTGGTCGATTGATGCGATTGCATGATACAAAAGAGGTTGCCACAATTTATGACGTGGTTGATGATCTTTCTATGCCTGACAAGCGGTATAGTGGGTATATGATTCAGCATGGTAAGGCTCGTGTAAAAATCTATGCCAATGAGCAACATCCTGTCAAATTCTATCCTGTTGACATCAAAAGGGGTAAATTCTCTTTTTGTATGTTCTTATTTCACATTTTTAACTCTGTACAAGCTCACTGAGCAGCTTTTCTCTTTCATTCTATACTACGCCCTACCCCTTAACAAAAACCTCTCTATGGACACACCAAAGCCTCTAATGGGTTTAAAGCCCTTTTTATGGACACATGTGTGTCTGTTTTGTGTGTCAACACTCTTTTTAAACATTACATAATGTTAACGAAAATAAGTCTTGACAGGATATTTTCGATCCGCTAAACTCTGCCTAGTTTCACAAGCAAAGAAGATAAACCTTTTGGCATCGTGAAAAACTCGCCAAAATAAACTAATAAAACTTAAACC